CTCGCCATCACATTCGTATTCGTAATTAGGCATTATGGTATTCGATTGATTGCGTGGCATGAATAGCATCGAAGCAGATCGCCCTCATTAAGTAATCTGTCATCGTTGCATAGATCACAATGCACTTTCGTTGGCTCGACCTTGATAACATCATTTTCAAATGTTGCCATTAAGCCAGAGCCATCGATAATTTCTAAATATCCCATTTATTCACCTCCTTCAAAATACCATTTACCATTAGCGGTAATTTTTGCCCATCTAGCATCACATTGATCTGGTTTAGTAGCTGCACAAACATAACCATAATAAGGCTTACCTGTTTTGGCAGTTCCTTGTTTAAGAATCATTTGACCATGTTTGCATTCCTCAACTGCTGGCGTGTTCGATCCAATCTCAGCTACAACATCCCCAACTGACCATTCCATCGGTGCTGGTTCAGTTGTATTTTGTTTTTGATCTACTAAATAAAGTGCCTGTTCCATCGCACGCGCTTTAGATCCTGCTTGCGAATACTTTGGCGTAAATGATTCAACCTTTACCATTTCCTCCCTAGATGCCCTTTTGCCTTTAGCTGCAAAACCTGCATTTGCAAGCGCACGACCGATCGCTGAAGTTTCGCAATTCTCCAGCGCAGAAGTAGCATTGACACCGCGATCCGAAATTGTTTCAGACGCGATTCCCGATGCACATGGCTTGGCATCTGCTTCTGTTTTGAATAGCCTACAAACAACAATGAATCGAGTGTTTGATGCCTCGACCAATTCTGTTTCGATTCGTCCATCTGGAAATTGTGCATGCCATTTCTCCAATCTTGATTCTACTGTTTCGTAATCTACTAAATTAAAAGCCATTATTAATCCTCCCAGTTTTCATCTTGGACTGCATCAAGCACAGTTTTATAGACAGATCCATAGGCAATAAAGTCTTTGATACTGTCGTAGTGATCTGGGGTTTCACTAAGCCTAGAAACCTTGACCAATGCCATACATAATGCAGCTTGGTGTGGTGTGATTGGGAAGTCGAGATATGCAGACCATAGACCTGCAATTCGTTTGTGGTTGTAATACGGATGTCCATAAACGCTTCCGCGCTGTTGGATCGTAGTAATGACCTCATCAAACAGAGTTTCAGTTTTTGTCATAATCAAATACTTCATCTGACTTGGTCTTAGAATCAATCATTCGGCGATGCATATCCCAGCCATCTTTGCGACCACGCCAGTAATGAGTTTGCTTTGCGTTCTGGTGTATTCCGTAAGCCCAGATGATTAAAACCATCGATGCGACCCACAATAGACCAGCTTCTTTTAGTGTCATGTTGCTCCCCTACATATCCACAGGCGATCTGTGAATACACAAAGTATGACCTAAATCAAGGAAGCGTGGTTAATTACTTTCGGCGTGTTTTATAACGATTAGATAAAGCCCAAAGCCTCAACCGCATCAATATGATCATCAATCGTGCGTGGCTGATACTCTGTTTCACACTCCATACGATTTTCCAAGAGCTGTAAATGACCCATCTTTGTTAATCGGGATCATCTGCACGCTCATATTCTTGCCATCCCATTCAAGTAAAACTATGCCCATTTGCCAATTAGCCAAGCCTTTTGTGTAAGATGCTTTAGCGCGATTCATAAGGTTGCCTGTTTCAACCCCGTAAAGGGGTCTGTAAGCCCCGTAGAGCCCCTCTGAGTAGGCTGACATACCTAGTCTATGGGTATGACCACAAACCACGCTCTTTCCTGCCTTTTTGGCAAGATTTAGGGCAGTCTGCCCAGCGTTAGGATTCATGTTGCCTTCATCGCCATGAGCCAAGATCCAGCCCTTTTCAAATTCATAAAATTGTTTGTGGAAGGTTATGCCTAAACTATCAAAATCCATAAATTTGGCATATTGCAATTCTGGCAGGGAAATTAATCCTGGGACTTTAAGAAGTGTGTTGTAAAGGCGATCGGTGTGATTCGATCTAATAATGTGTGCTTCTTTGGAATGCTCCGTTAATGACCAAAGGATTTCTTGAGTAGCTGAGCGATCATCATCAAGGGTTTGCTGATAAGCCAAAGGTGTTTTTTCAGCCCATCGAGAAATGGTTTGAAAATCGATTTCATCTCCAACACATAGAACGCTATCAAATCTCTCACGCCTTGCAAGTTTAATGACATTTTTGACAGCTGCTTCATGGTGGTATGGGATTTGTAAATCTGAAATTACCAGATAACGCTTAATCATCATCCTCATCGTCAGTTGGATCTATGGAAGGAATAATTCCGCCATCGCCTACGATCCAGTCAGGGAAAGTCTTATGCTCGGTCATTAACCAAAAGGCGTGTTCTGGTGTAAATCCTGCTTTACGAGCTGCTTTATAGCATTCATGCAGAGCTGTGTAATGTTGATCTAACTTACTTAATGGCTCAGGAGAATGGCGAACGATACGCTTATTGATCTTTTTGCGTTTAGAAGGTTTGCGTGTGTTCGCCATAATTAAAATTATGACTTACTGATTAAAAGGAACAGATCATCGACACGCTTCTCAAGTCGATTTATTTGATCCTTAATTGATGAGCCTCCGTTAGGTCGCAACTCAGCTAAATAAGATTTAATAACCCAGCGCAGACCCACCAATATACTTGTTAATACGGCGCATACGCCAACGGCGATAGCGACCCAATCGTTTGCCGTCATTTTTCAGAACCAACACCAAACTCACCCTCGGTCTTATCTAATGCTTTAGCTGCTGGTCCTGCAAGTGCTGCAATAACTACTGATACCGCTGGATCAAGTCCAAGTTCATTACTTGCTAAAAATGTCAGGAATGAAACCAACACTCCTCTAAAGTAAGACTTAAGAATTGCTTTGTGTTTCTTGGTTAGTTTCATGCTTTGCCTCCTAGTAGTGGGATGTTAAAGAAATCGCCTGGTTGATTTTCTTTGAACGAAATATGGATATGTTTATGGTGTGGATTGATGCCACGATATTTGATGAATTTCCAAAATGATTTAGCACTAGCAATTTTGCCAGCATGGATCACATACAATATGCGCTTATCAGTTTTTGCTGCTTGTCGAATTTGATCTGCCAAATCGAAACTAACTCCGTCTTGGTCAGATAGGCGAGCGTCAATGTCAATGGCACAAACTTCACCTTGTTCGTTCGGGTTATGCTGAGATACTCTGGCTGAATGACGAGCATCACCAATCCACCCATCGCTGGCACGCTTGCGATCAGGGAAGCAGTCATCAGTTTGCTCTCTTAACTGAACAGCAGCTTTAGATAACCAAGCCTTCATTAGCCAAGCAATACTTGTAGTTCATCAGCTGTTAAACCAAGTCTTTCGGCAATGGCTTGGCGTGCTGTTGCCTTTGCTTCGGCTTTGGCTTGATCTGCTGCTAATTCTTTTTCTATTTCTTCTCTTTGTTTTTTCTCAGCAGCAGTTTCATCACGCTCGGTAATAGTTTCCTCGCCTGTTTGCACATTAAATTCTTTTTCTGTTATTTTCATTATTTCTCCTTATGCGCTTGCATAGACATATAGTGTTCCAGCATCAAAATCACCAACAGATGAAATTAAAGAAACGCTTGTAATTGCATTAGTTGTTTCAATCCAACCACCTTTTGTATTAGCCTCGCTGGCATTGGCAGCATCAGTTGTGCCACCTGCGCTAGACTGAAAAACTTTATGACCAGATGTGGCACAACCTGTAATTGAACAGTATCCACTGATTGTGCCCGATTCGTTTGCACACATCTTTGCCAATTGAATTTTATTATCGGTAAATCCAAATGCACTACCATTTGATGATGCATAAGCAGATAGCCATTTAATTTCCGGTCCGAATTGATTATAGATATTTGTCGTTAAACCATTAACTCTAACGCTAAAAACTGATGAAGCACTTGCAGACGAACCAGTTTTAATCAAAATCATAATTTTATCTATATTTGAAATGCCAGAAATTGTAATGGTGTTTGCCCCAGTTAATGCTGTTCCACCAGAATTTAATAATGTCCAATTTGCACCACCACCAGCAGGAGCAGCCCACGATGGAACGCCACCAGCAACAGTTAAAACATCGCCAGTTGAGCCAATTCCCAATCTTGTGTTTGTATTAGCTGTAGATGAACGATATTCAATATCGCCAAGAGTTGTTGATGGGTTTAATGCTTTTGTTGTTGTATCAACGGATGAACCAAGTGTGCGAATAGCAGCTGCGCCATCCTTGACCAGCGCGGTGTCGTCTGGTGTTGTCCAGCCATAATTAGTAGTGGTTGCCATATTGTCCTTTATCTCAGGCTACGATTGTAGCGTATTCCCATGTCAAAGTTGGATCTATTGTCTGCCATGTTTCAACTATTGGAACAGTATTCCATCGCATAGCGACCTGACTGAATGCGACAGGCGATAGATTTATGGTCAGAAATAATTCGTTAAACCGAGTGCTCCAACGCCAGCCCTCAACATATCCTTCAAATACTCCACCTGAGATTTGATCAGGCAAGTTTGTGATATTCAAAGGCTGACCCATAAAGACGCTTAAAAGGTTATCTCGATCTGAGTTATCTATCTCAGGATTTGTTAATGGGAAAGTAATGCTTTGGAATACGGCTAAAGGAAAGGCTCTTTGAGCAATATATCGA